ATGGAGAAGGAGACGAACAGCTAAGAGATGAGAGATGGGCGAAAGCAATTAGAGAGTCTAAAAAGAACTACAGAACTAAAAAAGTAGGTAAGTTTTGGTAGTATTATTTGACGCAGACAGTCTTATCTATGCATCTTGCTTTGATTCTAAATCAGATGAGAAGTGGTTAACTGTAGATAAAGCTTACGAGAAGTTTCAAGAAGGACTTGATAAGATATTTGCTGAATTAGAAGAGCAAGTAGAGGTAGATAAGTTTATAGTATGTAACGGTTCTAAAGGTAATTTTAGACACGATATATCTAAAGAGTATAAAGCTAATAGAACAGGAGAGAAACCTCCAATACTAGGTAAATTACATAGCTTAGTTAAGAAGAAGTATCGTTCTCATTATGGTTTAGGAATAGAAACAGATGATGTTGTAGCTACATTATGGAAAAGAGTATCAGATAAAAGTGGTGTAGACTCTGTTATAATAGTATCAATAGATAAAGACTATAAACAATTTCCTTGTTGGTTTTATGATTATCATTGGAAAAAGAAAACATTATCTAAGATATCAGAAGAAGAAGCTACTATTAACTTTTATACACAAATGATTGTAGGCGATTCAGCAGACAATATTAAGTATTGTAAAGGATATGGAAAGGTTTATGCTAGAAAACTCTTAGAAGGCGTTAAAACACCATTCTCAGCCACAAGAAGAGTCTATACATTGTTCAAAGAAGTGTATGGAGATGAAGCTAAAGATAAATACAACGAATGTAAAGCATTATTAACATTAAAAACAGATTGCAATGATAACATCAGAATACAGGGGGGAAAGTGATAAAGAAGTTGTAGATGCTTTCTACGATATATACAAATATAACTTACAACAAGAGCTTTTAACATTAGAAGAATGTCAATGGGATTTAGAAATAGCTGAAGAAGAAGAACATTATCTAGCTTGTGCAGGTATATTTAAAGCTATGAATAACTACCAAGCTATTAAAGATGAGAAGTTTAATGAGTTACTAATGGAGATTATCACTAACACAGAATAGTTATGACTGAATCACAAAAAGAAGCTAATAGAAAGGCTATAAATAAGAGAAATAAAGAAATTAGAGATAGGGGTAAATGCGTGTATTTGCATAGAAACCCTAAAACTAAAGAAGTGTTCTATGTAGGTATAGGTGTTGAGACTAGAGCTAAGGATTTTAGCAAAAGGAGTATTTTTTGGAGTAATTACAAGAATAAATACGGTGTAGAGGTTGATATAATAAAAAAAGGATTAAGTTCTAGTAAAGCTCAGTCCTTAGAGGTTAAGCTTATAAAAAAGTACGGCAGAAGAGATTTAGGAACTGGCTCTTTAGTTAACCTATCTAACGGAGGGGAAGGTATAGTTCCTCGTGGAGTCCGAGTATTTCAAAAGAAGCCTTGCATTTGCTTATTAACTGGAAAAGTTTATGAATGTCTAAGTAAGTACTCAGAAGATACAGGCATTCCTTTTACAACTCTTTCTGGGCACTTTTCATCTCATAGATTTAATAAAAGTCCTGAGAAATATAAGGTTAGACTAATAGGTAAGAACAATAAGATAATATGGGAGAAGGATAACTATCCGATTACCACTGAAATAGCAGATGATTATATGCTAGAGGACTATGATTATGAGTTAGATTTAGTTAAGCAAAACCAAATGGACGCACTGTTGCTCAGTATAAGTGAGATGTCTAATTATCAAAGAAAAATGATTGAACTGTATTTCTTTAATGGATTATCTCTAAGGCAAATAAGTAAAGGAACTCTTATAGGTTTAAACTCCATACATAACGAAATTAATGAAATTAAGAAGACTCTTAAACACAAAATAATTAAAAATACGTTATCTTATTATGAATAGTAAAGAGATAAAGCCAACTGATGGCAGAAAGGGCAACTCTAGGAAGAAATCTATACCTAAGTTGCCTATACCAGAAAGAGAAAGGTCTAATAAGCCAATGCTTAATCAAGCAAAGAAAAGCAGAAAGAAACAATATGCAAAGAAAGCTATCAAGAATGTATTTGGTAGTGAAGTTGCTATGTTTGAATCTATGGCTAAGAAAGCTAAAAAAGGTAGCTATAACCATATGAAGCTACTTACTGATATGATGTATTCAGAAGATAAAGATAATGTAGGAACAACTGTTAAAGCTCCTATTATAAACTTCTTTGGAGATAGTGATGTAAGTAAGAAAGTTAAAGATAAGATTATAGACGTAACACCTAAGGATGAGTAAATTAAGCATACACAACAAATACATACCACTATTTAAAGAACCTTCAAGATACTTTGTTGTAACTGGAGGTCGTGGTTCTGGTAAGTCATTTAGTATTAACGTATTTCTACTTAACTTAACCTATGAGAAAGGTCATAAGGTTTTGTTCTCACGTTATACAATGATATCTGCACATACATCTATTATACCTGAATTTATAGAGAAGATTAACCTAATGGGAGTTCACGAAGACTTTAGGATAACTAAAGATGAGATAATGAATCTAAAGACAGGTAGTTCTATAATATTTAAAGGTATTAGAACCTCATCAGGTAACCAAACAGCAGCACTTAAATCATTAAACGGTATTACAACATTTGTAGTAGATGAAGCAGAAGAATTAGTTGATGAAGAAACATTTGATAAAATAGACTTCTCTATACGTTCACAACTCAAACAGAACAGAGTTATTTTAGTGATGAATCCGACAACTAAAGAGCATTGGATATACAAACGTTGGTTTCAATCAGAAAATGTCTTAGGAGGCTCTAATATGAGCTTAAATGATGTAACTTATATACATACGGACTACAGAGATAACAAAGATAACCTATCAGAGTCATTTTTGCAACAAATTATGACAATGAAGAAGAAAAGACCAGATAAGTATGAGCATCAAATACTTGGAGGTTGGTTAAATAAAGCTGAAGGTACTATAATAAGAAAATGGAGGGTAGGAGATTATATTCCTACAGAACTAACTTGTTATGGACAGGATTTTGGTTTCTCTGAAGATTTAACGACCCTAATTAAGATATCTGTAGATAAAAATGCTAGAAAGGTATGGGTTAAAGAGATATTTGGTCAGAAAGGCTTAAATACATCACAAATCTATATGAAGAATAAGTCAGAATGTGGTTTAGACTTAATTATATGTGATAATTCAGAACCCAGACTAATAAATGAATTAAAAGTATTGGGTCTTAACATAAAACCTACTATAAAGAAGAAAGGTAGTATATTATCTGGTATAGCTTTAATGCAAGATTATGAGATAATAGTAGATAGAAACTCTCACGGTATTATAAGAGAGATTAACAACTACGTTTGGAAAGATAAAGGAGAAGTGCCTGTAGATAAGTTTAATCACTATATGGATGCAATGCGTTATGCAATGATGTACTTAATACAGGGCATAAACTCTGGCGTCTATACAATTAGATAAGACGTTTAATATAAAGGGGTATGTTTAATATGAAGGGGTAACTACTTCCAACCCTCTTCAATCCACCAATCACAATTCGGATATAAATCAAGTAAATCATTTACAACCTTGTCAATTAATTTTGGCGAGGTTTCTGCGTTTAATATGAAGGGTTTAAGTTCTGTATTGGTCTGAATGAATAAAGTTTGCATTTGTCTTATGTTTAATATGATGGGTTATGTTTAATATGATGGGGTAATTCCCTATGTTTAATATGATGGGGTGCGTTTAATATGATGGGGGTGTACCTGATTTTTTCCCTTGCTGGTTTCGTTATTTATAATAAATATAAATAGTAAAATAATTTTGTAAATTAATATATTTTTTGTATAGGCTATTTTCATACGTCAAACTTACAAAATAGATATCAAAAAAGAACTAATAAAAAATTAGTGATTGCTTGTATAGTTAAAAAAATTGTTGTATACGCGTACGCGTACATTATATTAGTAATTTATACGCTTGTTATTTAGAATAAAAATAAATAAAAAATAATATTAAATAAATTAGGTTTGTATTATAAAAAAGAATTATATTTGTAGAGTAGAACAAAAACAATAATTAAAAATAAATAAAATGGCAAAAATTAAAAGAGTATTAAAAAAAGCAAATCAAGTATTAAAAGATTGTGCAGCTGGCGCAAGCTATGCAATTAGAAACTAAAATCATAAACAATTAAAAATAAACAAAAATGTACAAAAACAGAACAAAAGAATTAGAAAAACTAGCTCGTATTATTGAGTTAATAGAAACGGCGCAAAGCTATATTTTAAGAAATAGTAAACACGTTAAGAGAACAGAAAGTGCAACAGATTTTTTTAACCTATCTAACCATTACAAAAAAAGAATAGAAATAAACAAAGCTGTAATAAACAGACTAAAAAAATATTACAATAATACTTTAAACAACTTACAAACTTTTAAAACTATATAATTATGACTTACACAAAAGAATTAAACCTAGTAGACTTCAAATTTTGGTCGGGAGCAAAGCAACATAAATTCACTTATAATGAACTAAAACAATTAGAATATATTTTAGATGACTTATACCACGAAAAACCACCAAAAGAAACAGAAATAAATGACATATTTTGGTTTGAAACTGAATTGCTTTGTGAGTGGTTAGGAATAGATTTTAACGATTACGAAAATAGATAAAAAATACTAATAACTAATAAAATATAAATAAGATGAAAAATACAAAATTTAAAACAGTAACAATTTATGTAGCGGGTGCAAATGGTGAAATGTTTGAATATCACAAAAACAATGAGTATAAAAATACTACAAAGGAAGATGTAATAAATATTTTCAATTTAGAGCCTTTAAAAATGGCAAATGTTTTAGAGGATAATTTAGAAAATCCTAAATCTTTTAATACTTACAATTGGAACGCTCCTTTCACTTTTGATGGCGTTGCTTCTGAAGATATTTACAACGGCTTTGCGATAGTTAACATACATTTAGGCGGTGACGCTCGAGGTAATTACAGCGAACCTTATATTTGTGAAGAACCTGAAGCAATATTTTCGCAAAATACTTATTTAGATGTTGAGTTGACAAATGGAGATATTTTTACGTTTGATTGCGACAACGGGGAGGCTTATTTTGATTTTGATACATTCGACCCTTATTACATTAATTTTGACGAAAATATAACAACGGAACAATTAAGAGAGTTAACTGAAAAAAACGAGCAATAATATGACTGCCAAAATATCAATATCAACAGCTTATAAGATAAGCCAAAGTAAAAAAGACTTTTTCCTTTATAGATTAAGTAAAGACGAAACTAGAATTATTGATTTTCATTTAAGTAATGACTTGAGTCGATTTAGAAACCATTTTGACAATAAATTTAAACTAGTAGACGATATAAAAAAACAAATAGACTTTAACCTTAAAATACAATTATAATGACTATAAAAGACTTAAAAAATACTATAACAATATTAGAAAACTTAAATGGAAATATTGACGATGTAAAAATAAATTTTAGAAGAACAGATAATTCTGATGTTGAGGCAATCAACTACGTTGAAGAAGATTTATTTGATGAAGAAACAAACAACACACTAACTAGTATTGTATTTAAGAGCAAGTAAAAAATAATAATTAAAAACCAATAAAGATGAATAATATAAATAACATCATAGACGCACACTACAATGAACTTGAAATAAACGATTTTGATTTTTACAATGATTTTAATAATAACCAAATAAACTAATAAAGATATGATAAGAGAAAATATAATAAATAAAAAATACACTAATTACAATCATATTGTATATATGTGGGAACAAAAAATGATA